ACTCAAGGCAACGAGAAAGTTAAAGTAGTTTTTGAATGTAAGCAAATAGTAATTAAAGACAATACTCCTACTCTTGGAACTGCCATTTTAAAGCATAATGAAGTGTACTGTGCTGATGATAACTTAGTGTGGAAAGTTGCGATACTGAGAGATGCTTTAAGAGCGCCTGAGTGCTTTGATTTTAATAATCTAATAGGCTATTCAGTTATAGCGGATGTTTACATGAAAGAGTATAACAGTAAGTTCTATGCTAATGTATCTACTCTAGCTTACTCTAAAGCAAATGATGCTCTTGGTGTTATACCAGAGGATGTTGAGGAAGAGATCCAGGCACCTGCTAGTTATGCACCAGTTGAGACAGCTCCGATAGAGATTGAAGAGGAAGAGCTCCCTTTCTGAGATTGTAGAAACAGTCGGTGCAATGCCGACTGTAGAAATTGTGTAAAGAGCGACAAATACAGAAGATACAAGGAACAAAATGAAAACAGTTGAAACAGATGGCGGTGAGAGAATCGAGATACCAACTCCAACAAGTGATAGATTAGCAGCACTAAAAATAGCTTATAAGCACAAGCACGAAACGAATATCACAAATAAAGAGATAGTTCGTAAGCTAGTTGAAAATGCAAAGCTCAAGGATATTGAGTAATGCCCCTATATATAGTAGCAACGGCTGATGGCATAACTAAGACTGACAAAGATGCAGCTTATAAGTTAGCACAGAAAATAAAAGATGCTGGTGGTGAAGCCTTCGTCTATGATGAAGATTATTATAGACAGAATATACATTACAAGAAAGATTTAAGTAAATAGAAGATACTATATCACTTGAAAGAGGAGGATACATGGATTTTAAAATTACAGAGACTATCAAGCTTAATACATTGGAATTTACTATTAATAGCTTTAGCGAGATGTTTGATATCTTAAAGAGAGCAGTTTTTAGCAATAAGCTAAATAGAGATAAAAAATATATAATAATAATCAAGGAAATAAAATGGAGTTAATAGATGGTAAATATACAGCAGGCGAAATAACACCACCAGTTCAGACAGATGTAAGTTTAGAAATAAGTGATGTTTTAAAACAACTAAGGGAGTCAATAATAGCTAAAGATGCTAGAGTTAAAGAACTAGAAAAGTATGAAGCTATGTTATATGACATCCACACGGAACTTACTGCTTTAACTTTGATAGGCTTGCAAGATGCCTAGCCACTTAGAAGCGAAGATATTAGATAAGTATAAGGGTCGTTCAATTAAAGATGCTCAGTATGCCTTAGATGTTGCATCTGGCTTTTACGAAGCAAGAGCGATAAGAGTCGCTTGTGAAAAAGAACTCAGAAGGTTGAGAAAGTGACATTAATGTTTATTATTTGGGCTATTATTTCAACAATTATTTCAACAATTATAGTTACAGCAATATTTAAAGGTTGAGAAAATGAATATAGGAATAGTATTATGCGACACAGTGGTAACAATTTCAACATCTTCAGCTAGACTTTTAGTTGTAGATTTTAATACCAATAGAAAAGATATGCAGTGGATGTTACAATCCATACATGACGAAATCGGAACTGATGCACTTATTGAAACTTTATCTGAAGATGAAATAGCTGAAATTGCTAGATATTATAAAGATGAGCTAGAATGAGTAAAAGAACTTGGCAAGAAGCATTAATGATTGAAGATGACGTACTTAGTAGCGAAGAACAAACAATGAGGGAAATAACAATAGATGGAATAACATACGATTTAGTAAAGAAAGATAGAATCTCTTGGAGAATGCCAAACATAAAGGAGTTACTCAGTACGGTAGATTATGAAAAATATGACCCTGCTACAAGTATGGAGGGATTTACTCCTAGTTTTTATTGGTCTTCTTCGTCAAATGTTTCAGATTCTAAGAGTGCTTGGGGTGTTTACTTTAAGTATGGCGGCTCCCACTACGGCAATAAGACAGTTGAGTTTTATGTCAGGTGTGTTAGAACAGATGAAAATGGTAACCTTGTTTGGGGTAAATCAAGTGATAAACCAATGACTTGGGAAGCTGCCAAAGTATGGTGTGAGAAACAATAAACAAAAGATAAGTAATGAATAAACATGATTTTTAGAAGATTATAAGATGAGTCATGGTCATTGTATCATGAGCAAATACTAAGGAGCAGAAATGAAATCAAAGAAGATAATAAAAAAGTTGGTAGTTAAGACTTTAAGGAATATTGGTATAGTTGACCCTGATGATATTAACAGGATTTGGGAAACAAGTAGAAAAGAAATACTATCTTCTATGTATAAAGCTACAGATAGAGTTGTTTATGACGCAATAGAGAAGGCTTCTAGAAAGTACGAGCTATAAACATCCATAGAGCTGGTTTCTATTGGTTGTTTTACACTCTTATAAAATGAAAGGGATCAAATGCTAAAGCATGAACTGAATAACTTAAAGCACTCATTATGCAAATATAGATCTCGCTATCTGATGGGTGAGTACAATTATATTGTAGTGCCTGCCAGTGTCTCTATAGTAACATCTGTGTTATGCTATTTGTTATTTAAGTAAATATGTGATACTATTACTGCATGAAAAAAGAAAAACGACTAAAGAGAATATATAATCCGACTTCAATCTCTGCATTAAGCAGGTATCTGAAAATAAGCACAAACACTATCCATACTTGGAAACGTGGCAATCATATCATAATCAAAGGTGAGCCTCCTATTGAACATCCACATACTATAGATAAGTTTAATCTTATCATGGTGGGTTGGGGGAAAGTATGTGAGGAAAAGCTAAAGAATGGCTAAACCACCATCCAAACCACTTCCTACATCACCAAAAGGCATTAAGGCTTTAAAAGAGCATGAATTTCGTGATATGTACGAATGGCAATTGGATGAGTTTGGAAAATCCACTAAGAAAATAATCACACTAATACCACTTGAGCAATATTTTGAGATAGGCATTTTATGTATAAGACACGATATGTCTATAAGTGCATTTATAAGGGAAGCGATGTTTGATAGAAAAGATGATATACCTAAGATATCTAAGAAGATGAAAGCTAAAGCAGCTCCAACACACCACGAATCACAAGGAACTTTATTCTAATGGCTAAACTTTCAGACAGACAAAAAGCTAACATTATTGCGAAATTTAAGACCGGCATTTATACCAATATTCAACTAGCAAAAACATACAAAATCAGTGAGAGTATGGTTCGTAAAATATGCGATGGAATAGGTAAAGAAAACGCCCATATAGTCGAAGCTCAAACGACTTTAGAAAATGCCAAAAAGTGCGAATTAAGTGCGATTGACAATATCGCAATAAATCAAGCAGTTAAATACAATTTAGACAGCATGGAATACAAGCATCAAAATGTCAAAAATATACATGAAGTTACTAATAATATAATAAGTGGGATTGCTAAACTAGTAGAAAAAGGTAAGGCACAAAAAGTAGTAACAGAAGGTCAAGGAATGGGTGTATCAATGGCTAATGTTATTGAACATGATATGCAACCTGAACACTATGAGAAGGCTATGAATACTATTGACAAAGCATCTATCACTTTAGGTGTTAATAGTAGATTCAATACTGTATCAGTAGAACCAGCTAAGGGTGATACTATTATAGAGGTTGAGATTGAGTAGTCAAACACTAGTAAAATTTAACTCAAAGAAACACTTAAAAGAAAAACAACACTCTATTTTTCACTCAAATGCTAGATTTAAAGTTGCAGGATGTGGTAGAAGATTTGGAAAATCATATCTTGCTACATTCATAATAATAACAGCCGCTATAGCCAAAAAGGATGCTATCTATTTCTTTGTCGCTCCTACATTTGCACAAGCTAGACAGATTTTATGGGAAATACTTAAAAGTAAAGTTAGAAATAAACTAGCTAAAGTAATTAATGAGTCAAGATTAGAAGTTACTTTACTAAACGGTGCTAGAATAATGCTAAAAGGTGCTGATAGACCTGATACTATGAGGGGTGTTTCGCTAAGCGGTGTCGTAATGGATGAGTTCGCTACCATGAGAGACCCAGAGAATGTATGGCAAAAGGTATTAAGACCAGCTCTATCAGACCAGCAAGGATGGGCTTTATTTATTAGTTCACCGATGGGTAGAAATTACTTCTATGATTTATACAATCAAGCTAAGACTAATGATGACTGGGAGTCGTGGCAATTCACTACTATTGATGGTGGATATGTTCCTGGTAGTGAAATACAATCTGCTATGAATGATTTAGACGATAGAACTTTTAGACAAGAGTATTTAGCTAGTTTTGAGAGCTTTGACGGCTTAGTAGTTCCTAATTTCGATAGAGAGCTTAACTCAACTAAAGAAGTACCTACAATACACGATACTCTTATATTTGGAATTGACTTCAACATAAACTTAATGCCATGTATAGTGTTTGTTAGTCGTGGCGATGAACTTCATGCCGTAGATGAGTTCTTTGGGTCGTTTAATACTAATGACTTAATGGAAGCAATACAAAGAAGATACCCAAGACATAAGAAGTTATTTCATACCGATGCTAGTGGTGCAGCTAATAAATCTAGTAGTGGTGGTCAAACCGATATTACTATTATTAAGTCATACGGATATTCAGTTAGAAACTTAACAAAGAATCCTAATGTTATTGATAGAGTTAATGCTTGTAATAGTATGGTATGCTCTACAGATAAGACTAGGCGAGTATTTGTATCAAGTAAGTGTAAAAGATTGCTAGAGAGTCTTGAAAAGCACGTTTTTGATGATAATGGTATGCCTAATAAGAAGCACGAGTACTTTGATGATGTATTTGATGCTTTCTCGTATGCTACTTGGCACTATTCAAGCTATGGCAAATCTACATTAAGTAGTTCTGATTTTATAGTATAGTTTAAAATATTAGTAGATACAATTAACAAAAGGATTTAATATGATTGAAATAGCAATGTTTATAATCGGGATTTATTCACTGGTTAGAATATCTGAATTGTTCGATTTTTAGAGCATAGACAAAACTATCTCATCTAGAACATAATCGAAACTACCTACACCATTAATTTGAAGAACTGTAGGGTGTAGGATTTATGCTACAGCTCTACGAATTAATCATAGCAATTATAGCATATACTATTAAAAAGTGATAATTTAATAATTTAAAAAAGAGGGTCGATAATTTACGATAATTTAAGAGGTTAAATTATCAAAAGTATACAATAATTTAAAAAAACTATATATATAAAATATATAGTACCCACTTTAAATCTATTTGTCAAGCATACAATAATTTAATAATTTAATATATGTATATAAGATGGAGTACTTTTATGTTAATTGTTGTATATTATCGCATACAAAATATACAAAAGGATTGAAAAATGCAGAAAGATACAGCGATGTTAAGAGTAGAGAAGAAAGACTTAGTAAGGTTTAAAAAGATTTCTCATAGATACGAAATGAGCATGATAGAATTTTTTAATTATATGGTTAATGAGCTAGAAAAGAAAAAAGTAACTGAGAAGATATAATGATTATAGAAAACAAGCTGATAAAGATGATGACATGGAGACAAAATAAAACTAAGTGGCAAAACGGAAAAGCAAAAAGAAGAAAAGCAAAGAGTATATCTACATTTTAAGTAAACTTTAAGCAAATTAACATTATAATTCCTAATCTAATTAAAAGGTTGAGAAGATGAAAAGGCCATTAAGACTAGACAACAAATGGGAGTCTAAAGATGCCGATTAAGAATAGAACCTACACAAGAGTTTGTTCTGTATGTTCAGATTCAAAAGAAGTGTCATATAAGCCAAAGAAAGGGACAATGTGCATGCAATGTAGAGCCAAAATCCAAGCCGCTGACATGCAGGGAAAGAATCGAAAGAAAATAGGTGAGCATAAGCGATACTGGTTATTTTGTCCTACATGCCCAAGTGTTAGAGAATCTCCAGCAAAGAGAAAGACTAGCAAGTGTACGAAATGCAGCAGGAAGTCAAGAAAAAAGAAAGTAGATTATATTTATTTTGATTTAATGGAGATGAAAATGGTAGTACCAACTAGATACTTTAGAATATGTAAACATTGTGGAGATAGTAAGAGAGTAAAACAAGCTTCTGCTGGTGGCTTAAAGTCATGTAATAAATGCAGACATTTAGGTAAAGAGAAAAATCCACCAAAAGTATTTTATCGAATCTGTAAACACTGCGGAGACGAGAAAAAAGTATTGCAGAAGCACTCAGCAGAGAGAACATCATGCACAGCCTGTAAGCATCTTGATAGTGACTTAAAAGCTGCTGATTTAAAGCGAAAAGAAACGATGCTACAGAGAGGTGTTAAGTGTGGTCGAAAATTAGGGGTAAAGGCGGTTAAAGAATACAGAACCAAGGTAAATCGTAGAGAAGTCTCTAAGGTTGCTATAGAGAAAGCGAGAGCTATTAATAAAGCACATAGAGAAGCTGTTAAAGAAAAATCAAGAGCTAAGCCTACTCCGATTGGTAAAACAGATGAAGAGATGATGGCTGAGTATTTGAAAAGCAATACGGTTGTTTGTGCAGATACTATAGTTATAGACTATGGTAATGAGGTTAAGATAAAGGGATATTAAGTGTCAAAAGAAGAATATATACAAATAACAGTTAAGTTATTGATTTTGGGAATTATAATGTTTGGAACAATTGTATTATCGTCTACAGCATAATGCAATTAAAGATTATAAACACCTTTGTAAATAATAAATAGAATGCTATAATAAGCCTAAAATAAAGAACTAAGGCTTATTAATGCTAGAATATGTATCACCGATATTAAACGATAAGCTTCCTCATTATAAGCTCATAGATGACATTGTAGCAGGTGGGTATAAGATTAAATCATCTGGAGAGGCTTATCTTCCTAAAGAGGATGGAGAGACTACTAAGAGCTATGACAATAGACTAGCTAAGGGAACTTTCTTCGACTCATTTAACCCAAACTTAGAAGGTATCGCTGGGCTTATCTTTAAAAACCCTATTGTTTACGGTGATAATATTCCTTCACAACTACTTCCAAGTATAGAAAATGCAGATGCTCAAGGTAATCACTTTGATGTGCTACTCCAAAATCTATTTATCACTGCACTAAGAAAAGGGATTTGTTTTGCATTAGTAGACACTCCAAAAGGTGACAATGTAACAAGTAAAGCCGATGAGATAGCTCAAGGGATCAAGCCATACTATACAATTATTCAGCCTGAGAATGTCACAAGTTGGAAAACAGAGACTATAAGTGGACAGATAGTTTTAAGTCAGGTTAAGATTCGTGAGTCAGTTATGGTAGCTGATGCTAATAATCCTTATGCAGAAGAAGCAATTGACCAGTATAGAATATTAACTATTGGTGGCTATGAGATATGGCAAGTTCAACAGAATGGCGAAGTTAAGATTGAGAGTGGAAGCACTGGCTTAAACTTTATACCATTAGTTGCTCTTAACTTAGGTGGTAAAGAATACTTTAGTGCTATGCCACCATTTTTAGATTTAGCTAATTTGAATATCGCTCATTATCAGATATTTACAGACTCTAGACACTCAGCTCATATAGCAAGTGTGCCAATGCTTAAGATGTTCGGATTTGATGCGGAAGAGATAAAAGGAATGGTAGTAGGTGCTAATAAGGCTGTTGCTACCACTAACACAGATGCTACTGTTGAATGGTTAGATTATGATGGCGGAGGTGTTGCGATAAACTCTACTCTACTAGATAGAATAGAAACCAAGATGAGAGAGATAGCTTTATCTGCAATTACTAGCGATGGAAACACTACAGCTTTTGAGGTTGGTGTAAGCACTAATCAATCACAGTCAAAACTAAATACTTATGTTAGGTCATTAGTAGATACTGCTGAGCTAATGCTACTTATGGCTGCTAAGATGTATAACTTAGATGATGGTGGAAGTATTGGTGTTGAAGCGGATATATTGACTCAACCTTTGACAGCTCAAGAAGCTTTAGCTCTAAATACAATGGTAGTAAGTGGAACTATGTCTATAGAAACTATGTATTCAATCATAGCAAGTGGCACTTTTAGATTACCTAGTGATTTCGATAAAGAAGCCGAGAGCGAGAAAATAGCAACTGACGGTATGTTGAGTAACGATGACTCAGAATCTTGAACAAGAAGTAACTAAGGCACTATTATATCTAGAGAGAGTCCAGCCTGATAGTGCTTTGATATTAGAAGAAAATCTACTACAAGCTCAGAAGAATATCTTAGCTGGAATAGCTAATACAACTAATCAGAAGAAAATAAGAACACTTGTTAATAAAGAGATGAGTCTAGCCTTTGAAGATTTAGATGAAGCTGTTATAGAAGATATGAGAGATATTGCTGGTACTACTTGGGATAAAATGGGTTCTATCATGGCTGATGGGTTTGTTACTACTCAAGCCGCCAAAGCTTTCACTAAATTCAAAGACATATCTAAGGAAGCCAAAGCAAGACTCACAAATAAAAATATGCTAATTCAAGGGCATACATTAGACAAACATTTTAAACATCTTAACAGTACCTCTACTGCTAAAGTACAAGGTATTATTATTAATGGCTTTGATAAAGGTCAAGGAATAGCAGAAATAGGTAGAAATGTTAGAAATACTATCGGAGCCACTTATAGAAATCAAGCTAATACTTTAATCCGTACTTCTATGCTAGAGAATATCGAAGCGGTTAAAAATGAGAGTTGGAAAGAATTTGAAGATGAGATAGATGGGTATAAATTCAGTGCTGTTATGGATACCAGAACATCTAAGTATTGTTTCTTACATAATGGGTATATTACTAAAGAACAAGCAGCGGCAAAGTATAGACCTAAGACACATTATAATTGTAGAAGTGTTTGGATACCTCAAAATGATTTAATTCGTGAGTTTGATAAGTTGAATCCAGATAAGAATATAGTTCAATGGAATGGTAAAAAAGTCAATCATAGAGACGGAACTAAATCAACTAAGTTTAAAGTCGGTGAAGTCAAGCAAGTAGCAAAAGGCTCAACACCTGAGACATTCTTTAAATCGTTTGATGATAAGTACCAAAGAGAGTATTTAGGTGCTAAGAGATATGAACTATGGAAAGATGGGAAGATGTCCTTTAAGGATGCTATGAATGTATCTAGAAAGAAGTTGTTGGCTAAGGATAAGGTTAATCTTCTATTGCTAAATAAGTAACACATATTTCCTTAAACTTCAACACCTTTACTTTCCTTAAAATTTTACTATATAATACTATCAATACTCGGATGAGTACTAAAATCTTTATCGGATGATAAACAAGGAAACAACAATGAGTCAAATGGAACAAGCACTAACAAAGTTAGATGGTTACGATATTTCGGATGAGATAAAGTCGGAGCTAAAGGGAATACTTAACAAGATAGATGGCACACACAAAGACACTATAGAGTCTCGTGACAAGTTTAAAATGAAAAACTCAGAGCTAGAGTCTAGTAATGAAAAACTATCAAGTGAAGTAAGAGAACTTAGCAAAAATAGTAAGAATAGCGGTGATATTGAAGCTATTAAGCTAGAACTAAAAGAAACTCTTGATAAGCAGTATCAGGGTAGAGAGGAAGAGTTGAGAAGCCTTATCTCTGCACATGAAGCTAGTATTGCGGATAAAGACGGAAAACTAACAGAGATGAGCTTTGTTCAATCGGTGAAAGAGAAAGGTCTTTATGAAGGCTTTGATATTTCTGACCCTGATACTTTGACTCTAATTGATAAGAAGATACGAGAGAAGGCATTATTTAAAGACGGTGCATGGTATGTTAATGATGGACACGGTAATATTCTTACGGATGTAACGAGTCAAGACCAGTCACCATTACCTTTAACATATATAACCGATTCTTTGAAGAAAACTTTAAACCCTAAATTCTTATCTCGTGAAATAGTAAACAACGGTGGCGGTACTCCTCCACCAAACCAACCAACGGGCAAAAAATCTTCTGATATGTCAGAGACAGAAAGAATGGCATTGTTTAAAAGCAATCCAACAGAATTTAATAGACTATTTAGTCGAGGATAATATAAATGGCAATTGGAACAACTAGAATTTCGGACGTAATCGTACCGGAAGTATATTTAACATACGATGCGGTAGATTCACCGGAAAAAACTGTATTCGTACAAAGTGGAATTATTGTAAACAATCCAGTTTTAAATGCTCAAGCTGGTTCAGGTGGCGATACTTTTAATCTTCCATTTTGGAAAGATTTAGATTCAACTGTAGAAGCAAACTTATCAAGTTCAGACCCTGCTGTTAAAGCTACTGCTCAGAAGCTCGCTACTGCTAAAATGGTAGGTCGCTCAAGATTCCTTAACCAATGGTATTCAAATGCTGATTTAGCTGGTGAAATTGCTGGTGCAGATGCTAATCAACACGTTCGTAATAGATTTGGTACATACTGGTCAAGACAATTTCAAAGAACTGTAATCGCAGTGTCTAATGGTATTCTTGCTGACAATGTTGTTACAAATGCTGGCGATATGGTAGTAGATGTTTCGTCCGAAGCAATCGCTACACAATTTCCTACTACTAAATGGTCAAGAGCAAACTTTACCTCTGCGGTCTTTACAATGGGTGATGCTGCCGAAGATATTGCTATGTTAGCTGTTCACTCAGCAATTATGAAGCAAATGGTAGATGCTGATGATATTGACTTTATTCCAGACTCTAACGGTTCACTAACTATTCCCACATTTATGGGTAAAAGAGTTATTGTCGATGATGGCATGACTGTTACTGCTGGTGCTACTGATGGGTTTAAATATACTACCGTATTGTTTGGTAGAGGTGCATTTGGTTACGGTGATGGTGTGCCTAAGGTTCCAGTAGCAATAGAAAGAGATGAATTAGGTGGTAACGGTGCTGGTATTGAAAACATTGGTGAAAGAAAGACTTGGTGCCTACATCCTTTTGGTTATCAATCTGTTGGAGTTCCAACTGCTGAAGGTGGTTATACACTAACAGAACTTGCTTCTGCGGCTGTATGGACTCGTGTTGTAGATAGAAAGTCAGTACCACTTGCTTTCTTAATAACAAATTAAGGAGGTAGACAATGAGTTTACTTGGAGATGATAAGCCAGAGCCAGAGATAGTAATGTCTCCGGTGGCTAAACCTAATCCTAAAGGGACTGTCAATAAAGATGGTTTCGTTAAGGGTCAAGTTGTAGAAGAAAAAGATTACTTTGCACATATAGCAGCTATCAGAAATAAGAAGTAAATTGAACTTAGGGGGTGTTAATTCATCCTCTTTGTTGAGTCTATTTAATATAAGGAACTGAAATGGAAGAGAGAGAAGAGAGAGCCAAAGAAAAGACAACTGATGAAAAAGAAACACAGATGGCTATGCCAACAAGCTTAGATTTTAAAGCTCACTATGTTCAGAAGAGAAGAAAGAAGAGAAAGGAGGTGGAAATCTAATATACTTAAACACCTTTGTAGTATCTACTTTATATAGTACAATTACTCAAACAAAATAAGGGGTTCCCATGAACTTTTACAAATTACTACTTCTAAAGTCAATGAAAGAATGGAAATATATAGTATTGATATCTTTAGTCCTTACTCTGTCATCAATTGTAGGAGAGAGTTATGTCCCAAAGATAAAGGATTTTTTTATTAAAGCCATGACTATTTCTAAATCACAGCCACTAATTCCCAACCTCCCTAATACTGAATTATATACAAAGACATACTGTGAACCCATCAAAGAGTATATTATAAAGACGGATGACATACTTGCTATGGGTAATGTTATCGTTCTTGAATTAGACACTTTTGAGCTATTCAAAGAAAAGAATACAAGTCGTGGTATTGGTAAATACTACAGAAGAAAAGGCTCAAAATTTGAGTATTATACGGTATTCGAGAAGTAATAAATGACTTACAATATAAACGGTCTACCATCTGACTTACTCACAGAGGTTGCAGAAGGTGAGAGAAGTTTAAAAGTAACAGAGAACCCTATAGGTCAAGCTAGTGAGAAAGATATTACTTACAATGATAATGGAAGTATTAATACTATTACAATAACTGACCAAAATGGGAAAGTGATGACCAGTACATACACTTGGGATGCACTCTTGAATGTGATAAATATAAAAACGACAATAAACTAAAGGCAACTTATGGCGGCACCTTCATACAATACCATACTTTATATCTGACTTGCGTTAAACACGTCAGATTTAGATGCATTCAAGAATAATCTATCATGCTCTTCAGTTGATAATCCACTTCCACTATTAACAGTTCTTAGTGTTGAAACTACTGACCTATTAATAATTAGATTTACCGCCTGCCCAGGAACTGAGGTTATAACTGGTAACATTGGGTCTTTACCATATAGAGAACCATTAACAATAATAGACACACCGTCAGAGCTTGGAGGTATTCCAACCCAACCAAGGTCATTACGAAGGAACACATAGTTACCAACAGCTTCACCACCACCAATATCATTACCCCCAGTAACCTCAAGAGCTCTACTATACTTCAGGTTATCACCTTCCGCAGCCCAGTCCACATAAGCAGTCCACAGCGCTTCAGGAGTAAACGTTACAAAATTGTTGTCATCGACAGTATCGTCAATAATCTTAATAGTTTTTGCAGCACCGTCGAATATAAACATAAGTATCCTTTTTATTGAAGTAGTAGTAGCCTCCGGAGAGACTACTGTATTACAATTGAGATTATACCGAAAAGATATTAAGTATAAGCTCTATCCGCTTCCGCAACCAGCCCAAGACTGATACCTTTTGACTTAGTAAGAACCCCAGTAGCAACAGCAAACTTAGAACTGTTGGGACGAATCCCGACCAACGTAACTGCTTTATCAGTAGCAGCAGGACCTCCTACAGCATCATTATCGAAGTCAAAAGTAAATCCAATTTCCCCTGAAGTAATCATACCTGTAATAGGTAACCCACTAGCGTCATTTACTGTAATCGCACCAGCTTCACCGTAGTCATTACCAGCTCCGTCTGGGCTAGTGTACATCATTCTATAACTAGACCCTGCTCCAACCATGATAGTGTTAAAGCTCATAATACCTGCCGACTCAAACGGGTTCTCTCTGAATATCCCACTTGTATCTTTAAACTTTATTCTATTGCTATCTGCATTTTGAATATTGTCTACATACACACCAATAGTAGTTTCTAATGTAGAGCCAACAAAACCGGCAAGTAATGCTGCAGTTTTTCCGACAACTGTACCAGCACCGATATCAATATCTGATGATTGTCTAAGTAGGTACTGCAACTTAGTGTAGATTTGCTCTAGAGTAGCTCCATTACCATTTACTATTACATCATAGTTATAGTCTACTCCACCAACATCTCTAGTTTGGTCAACCGCAAAATACTCTACTGTGATACCATCATAAGGAGCATTAGTCATTTCAGTGTCTAAGTCGCTTATCTTTAGGTCATCTTCATTACTTAGTAGCATATTAACGATATAAGCACCTGTAGCTATCTTACCTGTATCTGCTAGTACTGAATCTGAATACTTTTTACCCTGCTCTCTAACAAACGTTTTAAAGTATACTCTCTTGTCAAAATCACCGTTACTAGCATCACCGTAAACTTGGATACCTTCATTTGCTTGGCCATCAAACGTAAAGTTTGTAGGAGCATCACTAGCGTCAGCTATATAGTAAGGTTGAGAACTAAGGCCTAAAGCACCAAGTCCAACGATACCAGCGTATACTCTTTCTAGTCCACCAGAAGAGTTGTACTCTTCCCAACCACCATCACGAACCATCTGTCTAGTAGTGTCATTTAACCACTTCCATCCATTAGCATTACCACCGGCATCAATACCAATTAGGTACTGTCCTGAAAGTGCATCTAGTGCATTGAATGGGAATGGGTTATTTTGGTACTCTGAAGTACTCCATAAATCTACAAACTTAGAATAGATTGTTTGAAATGCCACACCATCTTTTGGGTTCAAATTCCCAGCCTCAACTAGCTCTATCGTTCTGTTTGGCTTATCTATGATAAGATTCGTACCTACATTTAAGAGGGTTCTACTTGTTATCTTACTCATTGCCTACTTCTTTCGTCTCTACGTGTATCTATGATAGTACCTGTGTACTTTCCATCTGTTGTTGTTGTTATTTGTTCTATCATACATAATTCCTGTCTACTAGTTGTGTTATCGGTAAGTTAGCACTAGTTGAACCTAGCGTGTATCCATACTGATACAAAGTTATATACCCCTGCTTAATAACTCCTATATCTATATCTATCAATGTAGAATAGGTATAGTTGAATGAAGTACCACCTTGGGCTACACTTGCTAATACTGTTTGAGTACCAGCTTCTAATATAACTACATCACTACCAATCTGTAATCCAGTTAATGTTAGTTTAGTTTCTGGTGCTTGTATATCAACAATAGCTCCAGCAGTTATATAAGTCATCCTTGCTACATTAGTGATTATAGTTACTGTTCCAGTTGTTGCTGTTACATTTATATCTTGTGTGTTGTTGCTAAAAGTAGCATCATTTAACTCATATGTTCCAGCCGTATCTATTTCTACTCCATAGGTGTTATTACTGTAACTACCACCATTAATAAATCCATCAAACAACACACCACCACTTCCTGTATGTCCTGTAATAATACAGTTTGTAAGTGTTGCTCCACCACTTATCTGCCCACACCCAGTAAATCTTACACCAGTAATTGTTTCGCCAATTTGAAAAGTAGGATTGTAGTTTGCAATAGTTGAACCCTCTAAACCTACAGTAGCAGTACCACCAGTTTTTAAGAAGTTACCTTTATCGCTCGTCAGCAGACTCGCTACACTACCTTTTGCATCAGTAAATTCCAATCCAAATACACTGCTATCTCCATCAACATTATATATAAAGTTTCCTATACCATCTGCTTGTGGTAGAAATCCTAGTGCTTGGTTTGATGAACCCATGTAACAAGAAAATCTTATAGTTTTTGATGCTACAAGCATTGTTGGTGTATATGCTTTTAGCCCCTCTGTAAAGCTCTGTCCGTTTAGTGTTTCTTCAACTGCTAAGAGCTTCTCTATATCAAGAAGAGGCACACCAAAACTTTCACCTCCACCTCTTACTGTCTGTAAGTCTAGTGTATATTGGTCGTACATATACATAGTATCTCTACTTGTGTCACTTGTAGTTTCTAACATAAACCCAATATATTTTATTGCATTGCTATTAAAGCTTTGTGTTTGGTACTTTGGAGTATCAGTAGAATTTAAATCAAATGTTCTAAACTCTGGTGAAGCATATTGGAACCCTGCTGCTGTCTTATTGTTTATAATCCATATCTTCCAGTTATTTGAGCTATCAATCGCACAAAAGTATGTCTTTGCTGCATTACCATTATAGTGTCTTGACCATATTGCCAGTGCTTCACTTGAATAGTCTATCGGTGTAACCCACGACTTAAATGAGCCTAAGTAGTTTGCTTTCCACCCAGCTTGATTACCTGTTGTACCTCTTGTTATTAAATTAGTGTCTCCCTCTGAATATGTATAGGCTCTATTAATCATATGATAAGGTGCTAATGTTGGGCTTGCTGTACCTACTGAGAATGTCTGAACCACTCCATCTTCTCTTCTTTCTGCATGAGATATTAGTTGATACCAATAACCCTCATTTGTGGTATTCATTATATCGTGGGCTTTCACAAAGTATACACCATCACTAATCCCTACTCCTGTACAGCCACTAATCTTTAGTGTTTCGTATGTATTTAGTTTTATGTCTGACTTGACATAGTTGGTTACAGCACTCTGATAACTTGTACCTGTACTGTATATTAAAGCACTTGCTGTACTCGTAGAACCAACTACAGTAGAATTATTTGCTTGTAGTCCTCCATTGTAGTCATATACCATCATGTATGCTCTACCACTTGCAGCCGTTTGGTATCTTCTAATCCAGCCTAGTTTACCTGTGCTTCCATCTCCAAAGGTTACAGTTTCCCCTATGACTCCATTATCTAGCCAGTCTGTACCACCGTTATCAATTCTGAATACCCATTGTGAAGTTGTAGCTATCATCTCTAAATTAGGCATTTGATTAACTCTTGCTATCCCAGTCTTTGGGTCTATTCCACTTGCGTATATTGCTTCCATCCAAGTATCATCACTTGTATTGTCAGCATCTATTTTTACTAATGAATTTGATGGTGTTATTTGTAGAGGTATTATCGCATTGGCTGGGTCATCTCTAAACAATACACCTATCGCTGCTGTTTGGTCACTTGGTACTGTATCTTCAAATGCTCCCATTGAGCCAACTCCACTTGATATACCTTGATACATTTTAACATCTGTTGCTAAATATAATCCTGCTCTACCATGAGAACCAGTTGTTATTGTATCAGCATCTGAGCTACCTACATACAATGCCAACTGGTCTTCTGATGTTGCTACTAAATCAGGATATGATACTTGTGTATTTGCACTATTTGTATAGTATGAAGTACCTGCATCTATAAATGGGTCTGTTGGATGTACTCCCCTGATTGCTGCTGTAAACATATACATGTATGTTCCTACTACAGGACAAGTCCATGTCGATACTTGTTCCCCATCAACTTCTGCAAACTTGTAGTACATCTTAGCTTCACACACATCCATTGTTGAACATCCATGAGGTACTGGCTTCCAGTCTGCTCCACCTATTCCACCTGCATCATCTATCTTCCATATATTTTCGTTGTCACTATGTGCTACTGCTGTTGTACCATCGTATGCTCTTTGAACATTAAATGTCCTATCACCAGCTCCACTTGTTATTAGTATCTTTTCATCACCTATTTGTAGTACATCACCATCTTGAAAGAACATATTTAAAGCACCAACTGTAAAACTTGTTGAAGTTATAGTTTCATTTGATGTTATGTGTGTAGCAAGATTAAATCCATCAAGCAGTTGAACTTCTGCATCTGTGTTAGCTCCCCATGCCATTACCAGTAAGTCTCCAGCTTTAACATTTAATAGTGGTGGTTCTTCTATAGTAAATCCTGAATCATCTATACTTGATGTGTGTTGAGTTTTATAGTCAATTATGTATGCCATTAGATACCCTCCGTGTAAGTAGATGTTACACTAGATATATTACCATCTAGGTAAGCCATTACTTTGTTTAGTGTGCCGCCATTTACTTCATCAGTAATGGAAACTGTACTTATATTACCGTTATTATACCCTATTACTTTAGAGAATAGCTTAGTCACCTTACTAGAATCCACATATATATCTACAGCAGTTATATTTAAAAAATCATTTATTTGTTGTTTCATTGTTAATTATTCCTTTAAGGTTGGGAGTTGATTTTGAGTGGAAAGTTTAAATTTTCGATTTGATAATTTACGATAATTTAATCCGTTAAATTTTCGATAATTTAATAATTTAGATAATTTAATATCTCTGAACGAGATATTAACATTTTTTTATATATTTGTCAAGTAGTCGATAATTTAATAATTTAATATATATAAGAGAGTACCCTTGATTTTGTCTATTTAATGGTTTAAGGTTAAATAGGAGATATCTACATTTTTATAAAACTTTAAGTAAATAGATTATATAATATTGAATATCAAATAAAGGTTTAGAAAATGAAAACATTAACAAGAGCAGAAGCAATCGAAGAAAAGTCAGGTTTTTTAGGAATAATTAAAGAAACTTATGCAGAGGCTTATGAAGATCTAGAAGAGTCGGCATTAACAAGCTTTTACATTTATAGTGACCAAGGTCAAGGCAGTTATTCAGAGATGACACCGCTTGAGTTTGATTGTCATAATGATATTGAACTAGAAGATTTTAACAATCTTGGAGCATCTGAACAAATGACTCTATTGTTTGGATATTAAAATGGAAAGATGTGCAAACACAGAAGCAATAGACAAATACATAAGAGAGCAAGATATAATACAAGATGCTATTGATGATTGTAAACAAGAGATAGCTGATGCTATACAGACAGACATAGAGCAAATTAAGTTGCAGTTCGACCAGATGGTCGAGTGGAATAATTTAGAAGATGAGATAGACTTCTTAGAGTTTATAGGAGATTTGATATGATAACACCAACCGAAGAGATGGAACAAGTAGCCTTAGTTAATTGGTTGAAATTAAACAACTACTTATTTCATGCAAACCCAAATGGTGGAAAAAGAAATGCGAAAGAAGCATTTAATCTAAAGAGAGGCGGAGTGGTGGCTGGAGTGTCAGACTTGACGATTTTTTTAAAGCATAAAATTTTATATTTAGAACTAAAACGACAAAAAGTAAAACTAAAGAGTGGTAAAATGAGTGCATCAAATAGCAAGACAAGTTCTGAACAATTAGATTTTATATGTACTGTCAAGAAATATGACTATGCCCTTTCAACTATTGCTTTTGGATATGCTGATGCAATTGAACAGATTAAGGAATTGGATAAATGAGCATAGAGGACTTCAAGAGATGCAAAGCAACAACTTGCATCCGCAAAGAGAATTGTAGACACTACACGATAACACTTAGTCCTCTTGAGAACATAGTGCTAAACATGAAGTTTATACGAGAAGAAAAGTGTGTAAGGAATCATTATAGTGAGTTTGTTGCGACACTTAGATAGATAAGCACCTTTATAATATATAAACTAAAGTGTATAATTCAGATAAAAAAAAGGCTTAGATATGTCATTAGTTATAGATGCTACAATTGGTGGTGTTGGCTCAAATTCTTATGTGACTTTAACAGAAGCAAATACTTATTTTGATGGTAGAATGTACTCAGAAGCTTGGACTTCTTTGACTGATGACATTAAACGAAATCAGGCTTTAGTGATGGCTACAAAGAGAATCAACACTGAGAAGTTTTATGGCACTCGTGAGTCAAATACTCAAGCACTTCCTTTTCCTCGCTTATCACTTGGCTATTTAGATGGTATATTCTTAGACTCTACTATCCCAACAATATTAAAAGAAGCCCAATACGAATTAGCACTACATATATTATCGGTTGATATGTCACAGCAAGGTTCTAATGTTGATACAATCGAAAAGATTAAACTCGGTACTCTTGATATTAAATATGCTCTTGATAGTTCTGATAATATAAATAAGTCATTCAATACTATGCCAGAGAGTGTAACTTCATTAATTGGCGATTTAGTTAGCAATGGATCATCTTCTGCATTTTTTGATATAGGTCGATAAGATGATTTTAACTACTGAAAAACTAAACAGACTAAGATTAATTGTTCTTAACACTATAGGTGATGTTGGAAGTGATATAGTAGTGGTTAATACTGTCGATACATACATAGGAGGAAGTCTTGTATCAACACCAACAAATACACCGTATAAAGCAGATATAGGGCTTTATGAAAGTAATGAAGTTTCTAGTCTAATTTTGGCTACAGATATTAAATTAATGATTCCCAATAATTTGATGATAAATATAGATGCAAATAGTACAATTACTATAGATAGTGTAAGTCATCAAGTGGTGAGAGTTATTCCTGAGATAAAAAAGAATGTTACCCTGTACTACATGGTTCAGGCTCGAAGATAATGGCTGCTCGACTTGTAGAGTGTGGAAGCTTAAAGATGATTATAGACAGAAGTGCTGGTGCTGAAAAATCACAAAGACTTATTAATTCTTTATTTGCTGAAAAGAGAAATAATCCATCCATTACAACTAGCGAATTAAATTACATAGCTATAGGATTTAAAGAGGCCAATCGTGGTTAGTAATATAAATGAGTTCTTGAGAGAAACCAACCAAGAGATAGAGAAGCTACAGAAAAAGCAAGTATCAGAAGCTAAGAAAATAGTGCTTTTGGCTTATAGTGAGATAACAGAACTATCACCTGCTGACACTGGATTATTTAGACATAACAATATATTAACAGTTAATCGCTCAACAAATGAAACTAACGATATGGCACTTAAAAATGTTGGTGCAAATATCAGCGAGACAATGCCAACTATTAGCGGTTTAAAATTCAAGCACAATGATGAAATTTATATCCAAAATAATCTAAGTTATGCTGATGCTCTTGAGGCTGGACACTCAAAACAAGCCCCCGGAATTTCTGCAATATACGGAAAAACAGAAGATAAAATAGGGCAATTAATAAAAGGGACAACTATAATATGAGCCTAAAAACAATCAAAGACACACTAGAAGCATATCTAGTAGCTAATATAACCGATGTAGTGATAAAGAGGTTTAATACTACTTACTACACTTTAAATGGCGCGAGTGTACCCGTGTCGACTTCATTTATTGAAGCTAAACTATTGCCACTTACTCAAGATAGATACTTAATGTCAAGTGCAAAGCCTATAGATTATAGAGCATTTTTTCAAATAGATATTTATGATGAACTTGGTGATGGGATGGGTGCGACTCAAACTATTATAGAAAGATTAGATGTTTTGTTTCGTGAACATATTGAAGGCAATATAGTTTGTGAAAAAACTAATACCCTCAATAGCTTTGCAAGTGGTAATAATATGATTACACCTTATAGAGTTACTGTTTCTTTAATGGAAGGGTAAACACCTTTAACAAAATAAATATTTAATATATAATACTCATAAATAAAATTAAGGAATTACTATGTCACAAGCTCAGGGCTCGTCGGTATCGTTTAGAATGGGATTAGAAACAAGTTTTGGGGTCACTGGTGCTACTAGCTATGAAGTCCCTTTTGCTCCTACATTAGATATTAAAGAGACTCAAGCTCTTAATGATAGTTCAATTATTCGTGGTACTCGTAACATGGATAGAAGTTTTTTAGGATTTAAGGCGGTTGATGGTTCATTTTCTGTACCTCTTGATACTAAATCTACTCCTAAATGGCTGGAGGGATTCTTCGGTGCTCCTACTACTGCTGGTGCTGGTCCGTATATTCATACATTTAAGGTTAATGACACCAGTATTCCATCTATCTTTACAGAGATTGCTCACAAAGACTTAGGTGAATTTCACTTAGCTAATGGTATTAAAATGAACTCTTTTGATATTTCTTTCGGTGGTGACGGTGAGTTACTTCTTAATATAAATGCTATGGGTCAAAAAGTTACTCGTTCCGCAACTGAGATTTTATCTCCAACCGATTTAACTAATAACTTTAACTTTGAGCAATTTCAAGCTGTTGTTACTGGTGCTGTTAATGTTAAAGATATGTCGCTTTCATATACTAACAATCTTGATGGCGGTCAGTATGTGATTGGTGATGGCGGTATTCGTGGAGAAATTCCACTCGGAATGGTTGGTGTTTCTGGGAGTTTTACTGCTTTATATGAAAATGATACACTATTGGCGGCTGCTCGTGATAATGTAGACCAAACTTTAAATATTACACTTACGAACGGTTCTGGTGGTATCGCTTTCGATATGGAGGAAGTAGTATTAGAACCTACTGGGGTCACTGTTGATAGTCCACAAGGATTAACTCAAACATTTAATTATACAGCTTTTTGGAGAGCCGGAGCATCTAGCTCTGCTCTAGTAATAACTCTTACAAATGATGCTGCTACTGTATAAGTAGTTAGCACGTAGGGCATATAAACTTGTTGTTTCTAATATGCCCTTTCAAATTATGAAACATCCAACCCAGAGCAAAATTACAAAAGAGAGAAACAACAATGAAATTTAATCTTGCAAGTTTAAATAACGAAACGAAAACAATCACAAATGCTGATGAAGCATTTATAGGAACTGCTCTAGCAGAACAACCTTTTCGAGTAGAGGTAAGCAGAATGTCAAGAGCTAATAAAATTGATACTATGTCAAAAGCTGTTCTTCCTGATGGTACTATTTCAAATGGTGAATATTCAAAAGCATTATTTATAGCTTCTGTATCTGATGTTAATGGATTTGAAGATGAAAATGGAACACCACTAGGTTTAGAAGATGATGTAGTGTCCCTAATTTGGGAATACTCGCCTGATGCTTTAGTAGAAGAAATTAAGGCTGCCATTCAAAACTTTAATGCTATTGAGGAAAAAAAAGTAGAGACACAAGAGCAAGGCTCAGTAGTTTTGCCACTTGGTCAATAAAAAACTCTAGCTCGTGTCAATCGTGTCGGGAATTTAATCCCGATACACCATGTAGATTAACAACCCTCCCTAAAAGAAATTCACACTATTACAACTTAACCGACAAAGGTTTTGAATGTAAATACCTAATGCCAGAGATTAATCCTATCGACCATAATATTGTTGAAATATATAATCTATGTAGCAACGCTAGAGATGGAATGTCAGGAGCTTTGCAGTACGGTGTTGTTATGGACGTAGCAAAAAGTAGAGGGATGAGTGACTTTGAAGATTTACTGTATTATACTAATTGTATGGAAAAGCTAATCAATGAGAAAAGGGCAAGTGCTAAAAAATAGCACTTACTAAAAAGGCTAGAATAAAAGAATTAGTCTGTCCATGTCGGACTGTTCTAATTATATGTTTTCATCACTTAAAAATAACTTTATCTACAATTCCTACGAAGAAATCATCACATACTCTAAAAACATAAACACCTATATAAAATAACTTTTTTAGTGTAATATATCTTAATAAAATAAACTATTAGGGTGTATTATGGCTTTACAATTAAAATTCAGAGTTGATGACAAGGCTACACCGGAGATAAAGAAGTTACAAGGTCAATTAAACAAATTAAAAGTATCAACTAATGTAGCATCGGTTGGCATGAGGAATATGTCAAAAGAATTAGCTTATGCTGCAGCTGGTTTTGTGACATTAAGTACAGCTTATGATTTAGTTGCAAAAAGAGGATTTGCATACAATAAACTAATAGAGGAGCAAGTGGCTGGGCTAACAGCATTGACAGTAGCTACTTCTACTAATGTAGACTCTATGGGCAAGCACTTAACACTACAAGAGAAATATAATCTAGCTGGAAAGGAATCACTTAAAACATTTTCAGCACTTGAAGCAATAAATGCACAAACCCCTCATACACTAGGTCAAACATCTAAAATTTATAAATCTATGTACCCATCTATGAAAGCAGTTGGAGCCACAACTAAAGAAATGGTTGAACTTACTAGGAGTTTATCCATTGCAAGTGGTGCGGCTGGTATAGAATTTAACTCATTATTAGCTGGTGTTGATGGATTAGCAACTGGTACAGTTTTAGCGAATAGTGACTTAGGTAGATTTTTAAGCTCTATGGGAATTACAAATAAAGTTCTAAAAGAAAGTTCAAACGTTACAGCACTATTAACTAAACGATTTGGAGAATTCCAAGCTGTAGACACTATGGCTGTATCTGTATCTAATTTAACTAATCAATGGGACAAGTTGGCTGGTGCATTAACTGAGGATATTTTCGGAGCATCAAAAGGATTTATAAAAGACTTTACTGATGAAGTAGAATATCTTGGCGGTCAGTGGAAAGCTCTACTTTTACAGTTTAGAGATACAAAAGACATAACTAAGATAGGTGACATCAATATTAGACTTGCTACATTAAGCAGAGAGTTGTCAGAAGCTTATGAAAGTGAAGGTGCATCATGGACAAGTTTAGGTAAAAAATTCTGGACGAATGAAGATAAAAAAAAGCATGAAGAGAATATAGCATCAATAAAAGCTGAAATAAAATTAATGGAAGAAAAGAAGAAGGCTCTTGCTGATACTTCCGGTGGTGGACTTGTTGGTAAAAAAGACAAAGACAAGCCTGTTTCTATCCCTGACTACACAAACTACGATTCTCACGTTGTCGCTCATAATGCTTATTTGCTAGAAGAAGCAAATAAGCTAGAGGAACAGAAGAAAGCTCTCCAGCAAGAAGCAACAGACTCAATGAAGTCGAATCAAGACTTAGCTATTGAAAACTTTATGAGACTAAAAGAAGCGATAGACGACACTTGGAGTACTGATAAAATTGAGAAGTTTTATAAGGTTCAAGGTGATTTAATTAATGATGCTGGAAAAGACAACAAAAAAGTAGCGAAAGACAACTATACTGGGATTCAGACCGGAATGAGTGCAGCCGCAGACTTGACTCAGTCATTAGTTGGTGCATACGAAGCCGGCAGTTCAGGTGCTAAACAAATGCAAGATGTTACTACCGCAATTAGAGTAGCCGACCAAGTTGCACGAGTTGCTGACTTGATGATGGTTGCAACTTCTGAAACAACGAAGCAGGGGATCTATGGACAAACAGCTTTAGCCGCTGCATTGACTTTACCTCCCCCTTCAAATATACCAGCATTTTTAACAGTTGGAGCAATGTTGGCTTCAATTGGAGTTAGTGTTGCTGGATTCGGTGGCGGTGGCGGTGGAAGTTCAAGTAAATCAGCACCAGACTATTCATCTCAAATAGACTCTGCAGACTTCCAAAGTGGTACTAATTTAGAAATGGCTAATTATGGCGGAAACTTTGATGCTTTTATAGAAGGGCTTGATAGTGCGGCTGAAAAATTAGAAGCCTTTGGAAATGTTGGTTCTAGTATTAGTGAGACTCTTGAAGCTTATACGGAATCAATAACTGCTATTAATGATGAACAAGCTAGACTATATGCAAATGTGGCTAAGAGCAAAGAAGAGGGGACTTATCGTTGGGAAGCCGGAGTGGAAGCTTGGTTTAATGAGGTGAACAACAGGGGTATACTAGCTGATTTACAATCAAACAGAACAGATTTGTTGTTAGAAACTCTAGCCGATTCACTAGATTTTGAACTTATGACATTAGAAGGCTTGAAGAACATAAATACAAGTGTTGGGGATTTAGGCTCTTTTGATACCGAAGCCTATACGGATGTGCTAAATGAAATAAATGAGTTAGCACTACTTAAAAAGCAAGGTAATTTAGATACAGCTGGAATTGAAAGACTAGCTTCATTGATGGAAGTTGGTGGAATTTGGCAAGTTGGACAAGATTATGCCGATGCACTAGAACTTATCAATGATGCACTTGAAACTTCAACTGATAATATAAAAACTTGGACAGATAGCTTTAAGACAGATGATGAATTGGCTAATGATTTGGCTAGTGAAGCTGGATTTACACTAGCTACAACTCTAGATGAATTATCTTCTATATTTAATATGCTATCGACTGATGCAGAAGGGCTTAGCGACATTGAACTTGATGCACTTATGGCTAATAAAGAAATGCTTACATCTACTATTGATAGCTTTTCTGATAATATGCAATCAATGGCGGAAAGTATAGACTCTACTATTAGAAGCATTAAAAATTCAACCATGACAACAGATGAGCTAACAAATGATGAGATAAAAAGGATAAACCTGACACAGAGTGCTTTTGAGAGTTCTTTAGCTTCTGGAGATAGTGATAAGGCTCGTGAGTTGCTAGGAGAAATAACTTCATTAAGTGCGAGTGTCTCAAATGCTTCTTTTGGCGATACATCTTCTATAAACAAGAACCTTATCAGCAATTTAGAAGCGAATAAGGCTATGATAGATTTTAAAGATGAAGTGCTTATGGTTAGAATAGTCGCAAGTGATTTAGACCATGCTACTACGACCTCTACTCTAACACCAACTGTGACAGTTGCAAACCCTACAAGTAATGATGATAGACTTGCTACTCTAGAAGCTATAATGATTGAAGTTCTAAAGACAAACAATAATGTCTATGACACCTTACTTAGAATACAAAATGATGGGCTTAAAGCATTATAATTATATCATAAACACCTTTGAATATTTATTTTTATATTGTAGTATTTATAATAAATATTATAGAGAAAAAAAGGATTTATCATAAATCTAACACCACTTAAAGACATAGACTACTTAGCTACTAACCTAGCAGATGATACTACTCCCATATGGAATATAGATAGCGACTATGCAATAGATACTATAAGACAATTAAACAATAAGTTATATAAAGCATTAGGTATTATATACCCGTTAGTTACTTATATCTATGACAATACAGACCCTTTGAGTCCTCACTATACAACTATTGCTAATACGGGTGTTGAAGTCTCCGATAATACTTCAGTTTCAGTAGTTAATGCGGTCACTACTGTTTATGTAACTGATAATAATAGTTATTACATAGCTAAAGTAACTGATGATATAAACTTTACTACAGAAGATTTAACAACACCTTCTAACTTCACTCTAATAGGTGTAGGCGATACGGTTAGTGAATTAAGATATCATAGATATAATCCGATAGAAACACCTCTTAAATGGGAGGATTTAGGCTATGTTAATAAATACAAATGTCTCGACCAGTCTTTAAGTTCACAGACAGTAAGTGATAGTGCTATAGATGGTGGTGATATTACTATGTCATTTATTACTGCGAGGGTAGATGAGGTTTATTTTATTAACTTAGTGGCAAGTGAGATAACTATAACAGTAAATACCACCGGCTCTACGCCTATAGAATTACATAATCAAACCATACCATTGATAAGCAAAAATGGTGGTACTTTTTATAATTATTTCTTTAATGATTTTATATATAAATCTAAGTTAAATACTCCTATTCCTATAAGTCTAGGTGTGACTATTGATATAACAATAAAGCCTATTAGTGGTATTGCTAAAGTTGGGTTGGTTGGAATTGGTAAAACCAACTACACTGGGGCTACTTTATATGGTGCTGGTTTGGGTATGATAGACTTTTCTAAGAAGCAAATTGGTTCAACTGGTGAGACTTATTTACAGCAAGGTAATTATAAAGCTACAAATAGTCTAACAGTCGATATACCTGCGGGTCTTACAGATTTAGTATATGATTTACTTGTCAAATACCGTGGCATTCCGGTTATGTTTGAAACAGATGGATATGATAGTCTAATTTTATTCGGCATATATAACAAATTTAACATTCTAATAGCTACACCGACTATCTCTAAAATGACTATAGATTTAGAATCACTAATATAAATCTATAAACACCTTTATAAAAATTGGATTTGTAAGTATAATACAAACAAAAAAGGAAAGATATGGCTATTGTAGATTTAACTATTTATACTGGTGATGTACCATTGATTGGACAGTCTCAGCTGACATTTGATACAAATACTGGCGATATTCTAACTTACTTAAATAGCTTTGGGGCAGACTTAAACCTTAGAATAGGTGAGATTAATGCAGACATAGGTGTAGTTGCTTCTAATGAACCTGGTTTAACAGCAATATCTAACGACATACTTGGTGCCAATACCATAGGAACGGTTGCTGCTGCTATTGATGGTGGTGCTGGTATAGGTGGTGGACAGTTCGTAGGAGCTGGTCTAGCTAAAGGTATTCAGTTTATGGCACATTCATCAGTAGCTAATGAATCTATGACTATTGTTACTGGAACTAATGGTTTTAGCATAGATAGTTTTGAATTATTAAATGGAGCATCACTTACAATAGAAGATGGTGCTACTTACAAGGTGTTATAATGGCAAGTAATATTAAACTAAAAAATATAAATGAAAGATATAAAGTCTCTTCTACTGGAGACATCAAAAGGGAGGCAGCATAATGGCTAGTCAAATTAAGCTCAAGAATCAGAATGGTAAAACATTATCAATAACAAACAATGATGGTAGTAACTCAAACTTAGATGTCTCTTACTACTCAACAGTAGCAGACCTTACAGCAGCTACAGCAGTAGATGGTAGTTTAGCTATACTAACTGATATTGATAGAGGTGGTAACTTCATATACGACTCTACAGCTACAGATAATGGTGGTACTATATTTGGCAAGTGGGTAAGACAATATAGTGGAAGTGTAAATGTTAAGTGGTTTGGGTCATTAGAGAATTACACATTCTTTGGAGATGGAAACACTACAACAAACTCATCAGACTCAGTAGTAACAGTAAACAGAGATGTTGATGATACAATAGCAGGTAATGGGCATTGTTTTAGTGATAGCTCAGATGTAACAAGAGGAGGTAATATATCTTATGCCTCTTTTGATGCAAGGGCTACTGTTGCTGGAGTAAGTGGGTACGGACATTTTGCACCATTCCAAAATGGAATGAAGTATTCTACAAGTGGGTTGATTGGAACTGCCTATGGTTATGTAGATGTTCCACTAATAGACAGCGGTACAATAAGTGTAAGAAGAGGATTAAGTGTCCATGATGTTGCAGTCAGTGGTAGTGGTGCAGTTGTAAACAACTATGGGCTATATATAGAAGAACTAACATCAGGGACAAGTTCTGATTGGGCAGTAGTTACAAAAGGTGCAACAAAGTCATTGTTTGAGGGTTTTGTAGTAAATCAAGGTGGTTTAGGGAGCGGTACTGTTGCAGGTAATTGGATTATACAAAAAACAGTTACTGATGGGATGAGGGTTGAAGCAGGAACAGGCTCTGACTATGACTTTTCAATATTAAATAATGGTCGCACAGCATATATTGCATCAGTAGCCACTGGTACAGACGACTTTAAATTTTGGGGTGACACTAGAACTGAGGGCAGCATAATTGTTAATGGTACTGCTAATCTTAATGGTAGTATAGTTAATCCGAAAATAAATACTACTATTGGTGGTGGATGGGCTATTGCTGGTACAACTACATCAGGGCTAAGAATATCAGCAGGTGCAGGGACATCTACTGACTTTGCTATATTAACTCAAGATAACTCTCAATTTATTGCGACAACACCAACTGCAACTAACGACATGAAACTATGGGGCAAGGTGGGCTTTAATGCAACTAATCCTATTGCTAAACCTACTGTAAGTGGTAGTAGAGGTGGTAATGCTGCTTTAGCTTCACTTATTACAGCATTGGCAAGCTATGGTTTAGTTACAGATAATACAACAGCATAAAGGAAAACTAAATGGCAAGCAATATAAAACTAAAAAACAACCTAGGTACAGAGTTCACAATAACTCATACAGATGGCTCAGGGGCTACAAGCCTCACGAGTGAACAATTAGCTAATACAAGTTATACAGTGGCTACAGTGGCAGCTATGGAAGCTATAGTAACTACTACTGGACAAGCTTGTATAGTTACTGATTTAGATAGAGGAGGATTGTTTGTATATGATTCTACTCTAGTGGCTAGTGATAACCAAGGTACTAACTTCTCTGGATGGGTTAGGCAGTATAGTGGAGCTGTAAATGTGAAGTGGTTTGATATAACAAGCACATCAACTTTCTCTGAACTAAAGACATTTATAGAAACTAATGGTGGGCAACAAATAGATTTTGATGGAATAACTTTAAACTTAGATGTAACTGGAACAACAGCATGGACTGGGATTAATGTTCCTACTCACACTGAATTGATAGGTAGTGGCTGTTCGATATATACAACTGGTACAGCTGCTTTCAATACAGCACTTGGCGACCTATTTATACTTAGTGGTGTACAAAAGGTTGAGATTAGTGGTTTCAGATTCATTAATGACAGTATACTTGATATGACAATAGCTGGTGCAAGGGGTATATCACACATGATTTCCTTAGTGGGTCTAGCTTCTGACTACGATACTAGGGATATAGTTATAAGAGATAATTATTTCTTTAGAAACAATGGAAGTGCAATAGCATCAAGGTCTGATACAGTAAACCCAGAGAACACAATAAAAATTAGAAATATCCTAGTAGAAGGCAACAGCTTTGAACAAGCTGGTGGTCATTGTATTACTTTTGCCCATGTTCATAACAGTACAGTATCTAACAACCAATCATATAACCATATTGGTACTGACTATACAAATCTCCTTGTTGGTATGTTTTGTGACATATCTCATGGATGTAATGGAATAGTGGTAGATGGCAATATAGAAGATGGATGTATACATGGTATAAAGTCACAGACTGCTACAAATGAGCCTAGTGACAATCATGTATTTTCAAACAACATATTTAAGAACTTTACTGATGTTGGTAGTGGTGCTAGTGCTAATCAGTATGGAATACAAATATCAGGGTTAGATACTGTAGTAACTGGAAATGTAATAGACATTGGAATAGATAAAAGGACTGGTGTTGAAAACATCAGAAAAATTACTGGGATAGTAGTAGCATCTGTAGGAGACAAGTTTGTTATATCTAACAACAGAATACTGTCAAATGGTATGGGTATTCAGCATGGTGGAGGCTCTGGTGTTAATGAAGACACTTATGGCTCAATAATAGGAAACACAGTAACAACTACTGGATCTCAGTCTGCTATATGGATTAAAAGTCACAATGGTGGAGAGATACACAACAATACTATTGATGCTTCAGACTCTACTGGTCTTGCTTTGTATATTGCTGGTAGTTCAAATGTATCAAATAACAAAATACTAGGTGGAGTTGTGTCTGATGGTGCTATTTATTTTGCTGACACAGCTAATGGATTGGCAGCATCCATAAGATTTAATGACAATACTGTTGTTGGGCATACTTCTGCTACAGTAGCCCCAGTTCAAGTAGTGTCTGGCAATGCTATAGACTACATTAATATTTCTGGAAACCATATAGTAGCCTCAGGGAATAATGCTTTACTTCTTAGAAGTTCACAGCAAGCAAAACTAGTTATAGATAATAATTATCTTGAAAGCACTGTTACTTCTGCTACTGCTACCATTAGACTAGTGGAGGGTATGAAGGGTGCAGTCATTAATGGTAATACAATTAAAGTAAACTCTGCCAATAGTCTAAACCACAGAGCTATCCAAGTTTCTGAAGGGGAGAATATTATTACGAACAATAATATATATGCTACATACACTTGTGTTTACTTAGCAACTAATTATGATTTAGTTTCTGGTAACATTATGAATGTTGAAGTGGCTGGCTTTGAAGTAGCTGGCACTATTGGTGCTGGTACAATAGATGCAAACAATATCAAAAAGCTAGTAGGAGCATAATATGGCAAGCAATATAAAACTAAAAAAACAACATAGACACAGAGTTTAAAATAACTCCTTTTAGATGGACTAAGGTATACTGTAATAAATATCCTCGGCATAGTGAACTTTTATATACGACCCCACCTCGTTTGGTGACGAAGTTTAGAGATAAAACACCGCTGAATTGCATTAAGTTGTTAGTGCTATGATTAATAGTCAGATATTCCCTTTAATAGTCATAGCAATGGGGTCAAGCATTGTAACCATAATTGGTGCTCTATTGTGGGGGCATGAAATGTATGTAGATAAAAAACATCACTACATTACAAAGGATAAGAATGAAACTATTTAAACCAGATGGCTATGAGCCTAAAGAGACTTGTAACGGATGTGGTACTGGGTGGAGTGCATCTATAATTCCTAATACTATATACTTCTTAAATATTAAAGAGTGTTGTTGTATACACGATTATATGTATGAAGCAGGAAGCACCATAGAGCACAAGAAAGAAGCCGATAGAGTATTTTTAAACAATATGTTAAGAATCATTAATGATAAAGAAGCTTGGTACTTCCCACACTTCTTAGCTAGATATAGAGCTATTGAATACTACAATGCAGTGGTTAATTTTGGTGGTGCTGCTTTTTGGGATAACAAACCTATAGTTAACACATAAAAAGTGGTACAATTATAATAACTTAAAATGGAGAAACAGCAGATGAAAAAAACATTGACTTTAACGGTATTAGGAATAGCCACTTTATTTAGTGGGTGTGCATGGTCTACACCGTCAACTGGTTTAGCAATAGCACAGATGTACAAGAACACAAAGACTATTGTTGTAAAAGGTAAAGAAATTGCAATCCTTAACTCAGATTTACTTGACGATAGTATGCTTTATAGGCTAAATGAAATGGATGAGGCTCTTGACAGAATAAAGAAGATAGAAGAGATTATTGTTAAGTGAAAAAAGGTTTTGTAATAACAGAGACACTTGTTATAGCTCTCTTCACAGCTATACTTGGTGCTTATGTTCAGAAGGAGCATGATGTGACTCACTATATATATAATTCAGATAAAAACCAGACCACTGTATTTTGGGTGTCTGTAGAGGGAAATAATGGATGAAGCAACACAAAAAGAATTTATCAGAGTTGAAAAACAGGGTTTAGACAACCACGCAAAGAATAATATATTGTCTCACACGGTTTTAGATAAAATATCTATAGTAAGTGCAGATGTTCATTCAATTAAGCAGAACCAAGGGAAAGATAGATTAATCACTTATGCGGTGATTGCTTTTGCTTTTCTCTTAATAGGGATTGAACATAAGCAGTGGCTTCCTTATGCTGCTGATATTGCAGATACATATCAAGAAGCGAAGAAATTAAAAGGGAAAGAATGATGATGGACTTTAGGCTCAGAATAAATGCGATACTCAGAGATGATGATAAAGCGAGGACTGCCTTCAATAAAGAGATTGATTTTGTAATTGAAGAGGAGACAAGAAAGAACTCTAGTAAATGCTTCTACACATTCATAGCTGGAACTCTATTATCCATAGCAATATTTACGGCTATGTTTTTACATATTAATGAGAAACTTTTTTAATGGCTAAGCTACATTTAGCACTTGAAAAACTATGGAAGGTAGAATTTGGAAATAATCCTGATAAGTTCTTGCATAAAAATCAAGGTGAAAGTGGGTGGACATTGGGCGGTGTTTATCAGAAAGCTAATCCAACACAAATAGACTGGAATTTTATAAGTAAATTAGTGGAGCTTTGTAACTACAATGCGAAAGAAGCATCCAGAATGCTGTATTTTAACCCTAGAATTATGGAGAAAGTACAAGGCGTATTCCATAATAAATACTGGAGTGGCTTGAAACTTGATAGAGTGGATAGTCAGAAGATAGCGGAAGAGATATTTCTGTTTGCTGTACTAAGTGGCTCTAAGACAAGTGCTAAGGTAGCACAGAGGCTAATTGGAGTAAAAGCCGATGGGTTAATAGGGTCTATATCCTTAGATGCTATAAACAACTACAATGAAGATTTATTTGATATTAAGTTCGATGAAGTAGAAATAGGCTATCTATCTACACTCGCAGAAGATAAGCCACAATTCTCTAAATTCCTAAATGGATGGGTAAATAGAAGTTATGCAGTCTGATATAAAGCCCAAGAAGCCAAAGAAAGACATGACTAAGTGGTTATACCTATTAATATCATTTTTGATAGCTATAATAGCTATTCAAGGTGGATTGGTATATGCAACAGCGACAAATTCTAGTGTGACACTTGGAGTAGCAAACCCATTTCATGTAGTGACACTTGATGAGCAGATAGCAGGCGAAAAAGCGGTAAACGATCCTGAATTGCAATCAATACTAGATGATTCTAAAAATAGAGGGCATTTAGAGTAATTAATAAAACTTTAAGTAGATATATAATACCATTCTATCAAGTAAGGCAATGACGGTTGTCTTACAGAAAAATACCTCCTATGGTTTTTCGTTAGTTCTGCCCTTTTTTAGCTATAGTTTGATTTGGTGACTATAGCTATTTTTACAAACTTTTAACGGAGTCTCAATTCCACGAGTGTTTCGGCACTCCGTTAAGAGTTTACTATATTGAATAGTGATTGAAGTGAATTGAGACTCCTCTTCTTTCCCTCTTAAAATCAATAATCTCGAAGAATTATTATGGACGAATTAGAACAAATTAAAAAAGACATCTCAATTGTATACTTAGCTGAGATGTTTAATGCTCAGCCTCAGCTTGGCTCAAAATCTAAGTTTATGAACTGTAAACATAACCCACTCAGAAGTGAAAAGACTTCATCTCTTAAATTAGTTCCATCAACTAATACTTTTTCAGATTTTGGTGATAAGTCTGGAAGTGTTATAGACTTCTACATGGGAGCAAGTGGTAAATCACTTCCCGACACTATTAAGGATTTAAAAGATATGCTAGGCATAAAAAATACACCTCAATTACAAGCTAAGAAGTTAGCACCAATTCCTCAGCAAGATTATATGTCACCATCAACAATCCGTAAAATCTTTGACCAGCAAATAGAGCTTAACTTTAAAGACAAAGCACATAAGAAATTGCTTGATGAGTTTGCTCCAAAGAGAGTGTTTGAAAGTGGTGATGAAGATGACATAGCTTATTTTGTTAGTAGTGTTAGAAAAGCAAAGCACGAAGATACAACTATGATTCTTATTAGAGATGAGCATGGTCACGAGCAATGTTTAAAGTATAGATGGAAGATGGTCGGTGACAATATGGTTAAGTGGTGTGGCTTAGAGGGTGTAAAATCTAACTTCTTATACACTAGACTTACAGAGAATCCACTTACTATAGTTACAGAGGGAACAAGTGATTATTTAGTGGCTATTCTTATGGGCTACTCGGTTATCTCACTACCAAGTGCTTCATATAAAGGTGATATACCTTTTGAGCTTACTCAAGGTCGAGAACTAATATTCATGGGTGATGATGGCGATGCTGGACAAAATGTAATTAATCGATTAATGGAAGAGACAGTTTGTGACAAAAAGAAGTTTGACTATGATGAGTTTAGAAATATTTACAAGCTAAAAGGTACAGACTTCAAAGATTTAGTGATTGAGTATGATGATATAGCTAAGTTTAAATCAGACTTGTTGGCTTATGTTGGGTCACTTAGCAATGAAAAGACTAGCGACTGGCAAACACTACTAAAAAAGAAAAATAAATCTGTAACACGACAAACAATCCTAGAGACTGAGAATATGAAAATGCTTATTGATGGTTTGCTACCTCACAAACAAATAACTACTTTTGTAGGTCAGCCAAATGTTGGTAAATCAGCCTTAACTTTTGCGATTATAAACAAACTATTCTCAACTAAAGCTATAGATAATGTTATCTACTTTGATGGCGATAATCCACTAGTGTATACTAAAGATAGAATTGTAAAGTTAATGGATAAGAATGGTGATGATAATGTAACTTACTACACGGGTTCGACTGCATCTAAAACAGACATGTTTGATGATTTACAAATGCTCACTAATTTCAAAGATAGCGGAAGTAAGACTTTAGTAGTAATTGACTCATTAAAGAACTTTATAAATGGCTCTATTAATGATGATAAAAGCATTAATCCAATGTTTGACACTCTCCAGCAAGTTCGTGATGTATTTGGTGCTACTATAATCGTTTTACACCACACTAGAAAGGGTAAAGATGAAGATGGGAAGTTAAACTATGTAGGATCACAAGTTATAGAAGCATCTAGCGATAATATGACTTATATATCAAAGATAGAAGAGAGTAAATATCTAATGCTAGAGAATAGTAAAGCAAGAGCATTACTAGAGCCTAAGCTATCTTTTAGACTAGACTTTGATGAGATGGAATTCTTTAAAGAGGATTTACCACCTGAAACAAAAGAGGATGATGTTTTAGGATTGATAAAAGAGGTGTTAAAAAATGGAGAGATGGGAGTTAATGATATTAAGGCTGAATTAAAAGGAAGATGTGGAGCGAATAAGGTCGGAAAATTACTTAGTGATTTAAAAGGGACTGAGTTCAAGTGGAAAAAAGTTGGTGGTAATGGTTGGATGATAAGTCTAATGAATACTCAAGATAGTGCGAATATTAGTTTTACTGAGACTACTTATTCTATGGATGATGTAGCGGGGATTTTTTAATGAGTAAAACATACAAAGAAATGGAAATAGAAGTAGGCGAGAATAAATACAATAGAAAATGCAAAAGCATAACGATTGATGTTTATGATGTATTAAAAGCGTTTGAAGTGGTTAATCCTGCAACACAACACGCTATTAAAAAGTTATTAGCAAATGGTAAGCGTGGGTACAAAGATGCCATACAGGACTTGAAAGAGGCTCGTGATAGTATTAATCGTGCTATTGAGTTGGAGGGGTAAAGATGATAAAGTTAGCAACAGCATTTAGTGGTGGACTTGCCGCACCTGAATTTGCACTAAGATATGAAGATGTTGAACATGAGGTCGTTTTCGCTTGTGAGTGGGATAAGTATGCAAGACTTCAATATTTAGAGTTTCACGGAGAGCCTAAAACTTTTTATAATGATATTTCAGATTTAGATGCTAGAAAATATAAAGATGAGGTAGATTTATTTATATGGGGTTCTCCATGTCAGGATTTATCACTTGCAGGGAAGCGAAAAGGTTTTGATGGGGAAAAATCAAGCTTATTTCGAGAAGGTGCAAGAGTTATGAGCGAGATGATGCCAAAAACATTTATATTTGAGAATGTGAAAGGCTTATTAAGTTCAAATGATGGGCGAGATTATAAAGAGGTGGTTAAAACCTTTCAAGATATGGGATATTTAATCGCATCAAAAGTTCTAAATGCAAAAGAACATGGAACGGCTCAAAACAGAGAGAGAGTTTTTATCGTTGGTTTTTTAGATGTAGACAAGTATCACGAGTTTAACTTTGCACCACACGAAAAGCTTGATAAAGTATTACGGGATTATTTGGAAGATGGTGTTGATGAGAAGTACTACTTGAGTGAAAAAGTAATTAATTCTATGATAAATCCAAAATATGAAAGCATGGGAATAGACCGAGTAAACAAAGAAGATGATATGTGTAACTGCTTAACGACAATGGGAGGGGGGAATAGAGAGCCTAAAGTGATGGTGAAAAGTGCAACAAATTGTGGTTATGAAGTAGCAACAGAGAACGACAGCATAAACTTTACACACCCTGATAGCAAGACAAGAAGAGGAAGAGTAGGAAAAGGAGTCGCACAAACTTTAGACTGTTCTTGTAATCAAGGGGTAATGATTGGAGCAATAAGAGGTCGTAACCCTGATAATCCAAAATCAAGAACGGCTGGCCTTCCGACTCAGCAAATGTTAGAAATAAATGAGAGTGGGACCAGTAATTGTTTGACAAGTGTTCAGAAAGATAATGTTGTTATTGAAAATAAAGAGGCCTTTAGGATAAGAAGATTAACACCAAGAGAGTGTTTTAGACTTCAAGGGATTAACGATAAAGATATAAACCTGATAAATTCAGACACTCAAAGTTATAAAATAGCTGGAAATGCGATTGAAGTGAATACAATGAGAAGTATTATTAGACAGCTATACAACCCAATACCAAGTGGAGGATTATTCTAATGCAATACTGCAATGCAATAGGCTGCACTAGAAAATACAAATGCCAAAGGTCAAATGGTAACTATAGCTACGAAATGAAGAATGTTAAGTTGCTACAAGGTGAGTGGGATTGTACTCCTAAGAAAGATATGTTTATGCCTTATGTGTATAAGCAGTTAGTGATGGAGTTTTGAGATGAAGCCGAGAGATTATCAGCTAGATGCAATAGTTAAATGCAGAGAAGCTTTTTTAAATGGTCATAAACATATCGCACTATGCTTATCAGTGGGTGCTGGTAAATCGCTTGTAGCTAAATTAATGCTAGAGATGGCTAAAGATAAGAAGATAGGATTTTTTAGCTTTAGAACTATACTGATAGAGCAAATGAAGCAACACTTTGCTGATTTAGATATTACTTATGGAACTCTACAAGCTCACGGGAAAGTTCCTACCGAGTTGTTTGACTTAGCAATAATAGATGAAAGCTGGGGGCATGGCTCTAAACTTAAAGATAATATTAAAAGTAAGTATTCTATAACTCTAAGTGGTACTCCTATTGATGAGTCCGGATATGCTTTAAAGTTTGATTATATAGTAGATTTAGTTCAGCTGCCTGATTTGGTCAAGATGGGATATGCAAAACCTATTAGAGTTTTATCTACATCTAAAGTGGATACATCTGTAATTAAGTCAAGTGGTAAAGATTTTAATAAACAGCAGTCTTTTGATGTGATGGATAAGCCTGAAATTAAAAAGGATATAGTTGATACATATAACTTATATGCAAAAGACAAAAAGACTCTGCTATTCGCAATAGATACAAAACACGCGGAAAGTCTAAAAGATGAATTTATTGCTAACGGAATAGTAGCCGAAACCATACACTCAAAAAAGAAGAATGATGGAACTTTAAAAGCTTTTGAGAGCGGTGAAATAGAACTGCTAATAAATGTAGAAATGATAACCGTAGGTGTAGATATTCCATCTATAAACTGCATTATGATGTGTAGACCTATGAAGTCAATCCCTTTATTTATTCAATGTGTAGGAAGGGCTACTAGAATAGATTATAATAATCCTGATGATGAGGCATTAGTGATAGATTGCTGCGAGGTTCTAAAGAGAACTAATCACCACCCAATGCAAAGGCTAGATATGAATAGAGTCAAGACAAAGAAGAAAGCTAAAGTATGCCAAACCTGCCAAGAGGACATGAAAATAATATCACGAAAGGCTTATGCTAAGGATGAGCTAACTTATATTAATAAGACCACTTATCGTTGCTCTAATGCACATACTTTAGTTGAGGAAAATATGGCTGTGTATAATCTCAACTTTTGTGAGTCATGCGGAGTTCAATTACAAGCTGGTAACATAGAAATGAAGATTACCACTAAGGCTATAGAGTTTTATGTGAAGTGTAAATGTGGTGCTGAAAAGGTTGAGCGAAAAATACTACTTACGGATAAGGAATTAAAGGAAGTGCAATATGAAGAAACTATGAATGGTTCTGATAACTGGGATAAAGTGGAATTAGTTTTAAAAGATATAGCTAAAGAGCTAAAATATAATTGGAAGTGGGTGACTCACAAGATAGTAGCCTTTAAAGCACTAGAACGAGAGCCTAGTGAAATACTAGCTAAGATAGAAGAACTCAAGGCTAAAGGGCATAAGCTTAGTGCTATTGCTTATATATAACAACAAAAAAAAGGATTAATAAAATGAGTCAAACACTAAAAGAAATGGAAAACGAGATTAAGGAATTTGATATGCAAGATAAAATGAACAAAATACACAACATAGACTGCTTAGAGTTTATGAAGCAAGTACCTGATAATTACTTTGATTTGGTTTTGACAGACCCTCCTTATGGGATAAACATTAATAAGATGAATTATGTTACGAGTGGTGCGGTTAAAGTCGGGGGAGCATTTAGAAATGATTACTCGAGCCACAATACAGAATGGGATGAAAAAATACCATCATTAGAAATTTTTAATGAGATGAAAAGAGTAAGTAAGCACCAGATTATTTTCGGTGGAAATTATTTTACTCAAGCACTAGAACCAACATCTTCTTGGTTGATTTGGGATAAAAGAGTAGAGGACAAATATTCTAACGACTTTGCAGACTGTGAAATGGCTTGGACTAGCTATAAAAAACCTGCAAAGATATACAGATTTCTATATAGCGGGATGATACAACAAGACATGAAAAATAAAGATAAAAGATTTCATCCAACACAAAAACCTAGCAAGCTGTTTGAGAACATTCTTAGAGATTACAAAACAGATGACTGTAAAATCTTCGACCCTTTCATGGGAAGTGGAACAACTGCGATAGCTTGTAAATCACTAAACTTAGATTGGTGCGGTTGCGAACTTGAAGCCGATTATGTGGAAATAGCAAACAAAAGACTAGAAGCAGTGCAAGGGAGTTTATTTTGAAACTCCAAGACATAAAACAAATAGAATACGAGATGCCACCTAACCACATGGTGATACATCTCTATGAAAAGCAAGTATATAAAGGCATATTGACTGACAAGATAGTCGTGGACTGCACAATGGAAGAGTTTATTGTTAAATTGAATGTGTTAAATAAGTTTAAAGGTATAAAATGAGATTAATTAATGGCGAATGTTTAGAGGTTATGGACAAATTAATAGAAGAAGGTATTGTTGTAGATGCGATAATTACAGACCCCCCTTTTGGGACAACTGCTTGCAAATGGGATTCAGTTATAGACTTTGATGAAATGTGGTTAAGACTGAATAAGCTTATAAAACCTAATGGAGCAATAGTTTTGTTTGGTAGTGAGCCTTTTAGTAGTGCTTTACGAATGAGTAATATTAAGAACTACAAGTATGATTGGGTGTGGTATAAAAATATGGTTTCAGGAGTAGCCCAAGCAAAAAACAAACCAATAACTACACATGAACTTGTACATATTTTTTCAGATGGTGTAACAGTACACGCTTCGCAGTCAAAAAAAAGGATGCCATACTTTCCACAAGGGTTAGTGAAATTAAATAAAGTCATGAAGAATCACAAGCATGGTCATATAAAAGCTGGAGGAATAGGACAAAGACCATCCCATAAAGATGAATACATTCAAGAGAATACAAATTATCCTAAAACTATACTTGATTTTAAATGCGAAAGAGGACTGCACCCAACACAAAAACCAGTAGCACTAATGGAATATCTAATTAAAACATATACAAACGAGGGCGAGTTGGTTTTAGACTTTACTTGTGGGTCGGGAAGCACTCTTGTAGGCTGTGCAAACACAAATCGAAGAGGTATAGGCATAGAGATGGATAATGATTACTTCAAGATAGCGAATGAGAGAATATTTCCAGCTGATACTTTATTTTAATGTATATATTCTTTACATTTTAAGCAAAATATAAGGAACATAGTAATATACTTCTTATACACAAAAGGAGTTAGAGAATGAAAGATTTATCACTATTCGGTATCTCATTAGAGTTCAGAGCTTTAAATGATTTATCGCAAGATTATACAGTAGACGAAGAGACTGGAGAGGTTACAGATGATACTGCAACTTTAACAGAACTATTCAATGCAATAGAAATGACACTTGGTGCAAAGCTAGAGAACACAGTTTATGTGACTAAAGAGCTAGAGTCAAAGTCAAAGGCACTCAAAGCAGAAGCAAAGCGACTAAGTGCAAAAGCTGTAGCAATGGATAACAAAGCTAAGTATTTAAAAGTGATTATGTTATCAGCTTTAAAAGCAAGCGGTCAGGAGAAGCTAAAGACTGATAAGTTTAGTTTCACAGTTAAGCATAGTCAATCTTTGAATATTGTAACGGAGGACAATATCGGTAGGGAGTTTATGAGAGTTAAGAAAGAGGTTGATAAGGTTGAGCTAAAGAAGGCTTTAAAAGAAGGATTAATAATAGATGGTGTTTCTATTGTTGATAATGAAAGCATAGGAGTTAGATAATGAAAACCATAATTTATAAAAGCTGTGAGTTTTGGGAAAGTGAGCCTATTGAATTAACTGAGGAAGAATATGAAATAGTCAAGAACAAGAACAGTAATGAACTCCAAGACTGGGTGAATGAAGAAATAAACGGAATGTGTTTTACAAGTGAGAAAAATATAGCAATAATCGAGGAGTTAGATAATGAGTAATATAGTACCTTTCGCAGAAATGCAAACAATGGCATTAAGTGTAACTAAGAGTGGAATGTTTGGCTTAAAGAGTCCGGAACAAGCAGTAACTTTAATGTTGATTGCTCAGGCTGAGAATATCCATCCAATACAAGCGGTACAAATGTATTCTGTTATTAATGGGATGCCTTCACTAAAGAGTACAGAAGTACAAGCTAGATTCCAAAGAGCTGGTGGAAAAGTGAACTGGAAAGATACTACAGACAAAAAAGCTGTATGTAGATTAGAGATAGATGGTCAGTCTTATGTTAGCGAGTACACTATACAAATGGCTACTCAAATGGGCTTAGCTAGTAAAGATAACTGGAAGAAGATGCCAAAGGCTATGTTAATGGCTAGAGCAGTTTCTAGTGGTGTTAGAGCATTGTATCCATCTTGTTTAAATAATATGTATTCAGTAGAGGAAGCTATGGATATTCCATCTCCTAATGATATGCCAACGATAGAACTGGTAGAAGATACTGAGATAATTGAACCACCCAAAAGAACCGTTGCATCATTAAAGTCTAGTTTAGCCACTAAGCTAAAGGGAGAAGGCTTTAATAATGCAGATATGAAGGTATTTTTTAAAGATAATGACCTAGAAAATAATGTTGAACTACTCCGTGAGATAGTTGAGAGTGATGAAAAATTAATAGAATT